TCGCACAGGTGAAGCACTAAAGACTGTTGATGTAGACCAGGGTGGTGCGGGGCCATCACCTAAAATGGATAAGAAGAAGTGGACCCCTGAAAACGTACGTTTTTTAGACGTTGAAATGAGTGGGTCGCCTCACCCTACGAGGCATCAGGATATCGCAGAGCCAGCGGCGTACAAGAGTAGCGATCCCGGTGATGACGATGGTCGCCTTGAGCAGACCCGGGCAGTCACCGAGACACAGGACGTAGAGAAAGACTCTAATCCTACTGATGGCGGCGGCGCACACACTGAGACATTCGGTGGTGGTGGTAGGTCAGCCGTGTCTGCTACCCAAGTGAACCCTCGGACCATGCACCCCGGTTCTATTCTACCGCTCTCTCAAATTGAGCAGAACATTCCTGGCCTGTCAGTAAATGGCATGCCCTTTGCACAGTTTGAGCAGTCATGGCCTCAGTATATTGGTCAGCCTCTTTCAGTAGAGCATGCTACTAACCCACAGATGGAACAGGTCGCTGCCCAATGTCTAGAGCAGGCAAGTGGTAGTCCGCTCCGTGATTTCATGGCGATCAAGGCGCACAATAAGGGTAAGCATGAGGGCATGATGATGGATGATGGTCGTCCCGGTAAGAAGGGCTGCCCGCTATGTGAACAGGGCCAAGTAGGACAGGGCGCTGGCGCAGGACCACCGCAGACTCAGGTACCGGGGCCTGGTGGCATGGAGTCACCGGTAGACCCGAACCGTATGTCGGCCACCGATCCTGACAAGAATCCTATCACTGAGTTCTTGACTGATGAACAAGAGGCACAAGCACTAGCGGAATGGAGGGATTCATAATGCCTTGCCCTTGCAATGGTGACTGCGTTTGCGGTAAGTAAACCGTCCGCTCCTGTATAGTAACAGGTGTGGATACTAGCAAGCTAGACCGTCAGGTTGAGAACCTGGCAAAACGAGGGGTGACGCTACCACGTCACCCTTTGCGCAAGCAGGAGTACGCAAATGAAATGCATCGCATGGCGCGTACTCCCGGTGATCTAAGAGCGACATTAACTGGCGCTGTTAACTTAGACTCGCCCAACGCTGCGACACTCAAACAACTTGATGATAATAACGCACTGGCTCGTCGCATGAGGACGAGTCGGTTGAGTAGTGCGGGTGGCTCTGATACATGGGCTGCCATCCCTCGGTTCTATGACCCGATGGAGTATTGGGACCTGTCTGGTTTGCCGTGGAACATGGCAGACGAAAACCACAGGCGTAAACTACACAAGTGGCTCCGTCTTTTCTATGCAACACATTACCTTGTCCCTATTCTCATTGACATTTTCACTCGTTTCCCTCTTGTTGGAATGGAGTTGTACTCAAAGGACCAGAAGCTTGCAGACTTTTATGAGTCTCTGTTCTTTGACAAGCTGGACTACCCTAACTTCCTTGTATCCCTTGGACGAGAGTTCTGGACAGTCGGGGAAGCCTTTTCTCTTGGTTCCTTTGACGAGGACTTAGGAGTATGGGAGCGCGAGGAACTTCTAAACCCTGAGGAAATAGTTATCAAGAACTTCCCTCTCTTGGGTGAAAAGCAGATGCTCATGGTACCGCCAGAGTATCTAAAGAAGTTGGCTCAAGAAAAGTCTCCTGCGAAAGAGTACAGGATGCTGGAACTTAATTTCCCTGAGTTGATTCCTTACCTCCGACGCAATGAACATATCCCTATCTCTGGCGTGCTTCTAAAGCAGATCGCTAATAAGATTACAGATTGGGATGACCACGGTACGCCTATCCTNNTNCGAGGATTGCGTACCCTTATGCATGAGGAAAAGTTGATGGCATCACAGGATGCTATCGCTGAACGTCTTTACTCTCCNTTCATTCTTGCCAAGCTAGGTATCCAAGACCTAGGTGACGGCGAGCCACCGTGGGTACCGACACCAGATCAGATGGAAATGGTGCGTGACGATATTGATATCGCATTGTCCTCTGACTTCCGCCTCATGGTACACCACTTTGGACTAGACATTGAAAATGTATTCGGACGAGAGCAAATGCCCCGACTTGGGGACGACTTCGACAGAATTGAACGTCGTATCATGCAGATTTTCGGAGTCAATCCAAGCCTGTTATCAGCAGGGGCAACTACGCAGCCTTATGCTAGCTCCGCACTCCAAGCAGAGTTCCTTAACCAAATCCTCCGCACCTTCCAAGATTATCTTAAGGCACATTTCGAGAGCCGCGCTCTTGTCGTGGCTGAGGCCCAGGAACATTACGACTACGAGATGCGAGGCTCTACCAAGGTGCCACTGTACGAGGAAGTCGTTATCTATGATCCAGACGGAAACAAACGGATTGAAACGCGCCCCAAGCTGCTTATACCTGAGCTATCTTTCCAGACTCTTGACCTAAGGGACGAGGCTACGGAACGTCAGTTCATGCAGGCTCTACGTGCCATGGGTGTACCTATCTCAGACCGTAGGCTTATGGTTGGTGTCAACTTTGATGTTGAGGATGAGATTGAGGACACCAACGAGGAACTTGTAAAGAAAACTGTTCGTCAGCAGGAGGCCAAGATGAAAACTTACACCATTCTGCGCGAGCGTAACCTACCCATCCCACCAGACCTCAAGGCTGAGGTTGAGTCCGTTCTGCAACAGCCCGGTACCCCGGGAGTATTGCCACCGGCAGCGACAGGTATGGCAGGGCAGGACCCAGGCGCAGGAGGCCCACCAGCAGGACCGGGTGGCCCAGGTGAGAGTATCGTCATGCCAACGCCACCGGCAGGGATGATGGGACCAGGCGGTATCGGTAATGATATGAGTATGGGCGGGGCACCTGCGGCCACGCCTCAAGGTGCGATGGGGCCAGGTGGAGGTATGACAGCGCCGCCTGTCTCAATGGAACGTAGGCAAGGTATGCCACGGCCAGCGTCCACTCAAAATGGGTCTGAAAATTTGGCGGCGCGCGCCTCGCATACGGAGCTAGAGAACGTTGCCTTGCAGGATGATCCCACCGGACCGGCTGATAAGGTTTCTCAACCGCCGGAAAAGATCGTGTCAAGGCTTCCTAGAAGCGCCTCACAACAGAAGAAATACAGATTGGTAGATGACGAATTACCTGACACTCAAGGAAGTAGCGGAGAGAGCGGGTCTGACCCATCGGGCAGTGAGAAGCCGGGTGGACAGGGGGACTCTCAAGACAAGGAAGATTAAGGGACAGCGTTACGTATCACAGGTAGAGTATGATCGTGTCTTTGGTGGATACGATGAAGTATATACACAGGAGTCANTGGATGCTAACAAGAAGGAGATAACCTCNGAGCCTGATGTTAANCTACCTGACACTAATGATCTACTCAAGGAACGTAACCTAGACCCGGACGAATGGGAGGTTACCCACGTCAAGGTGAACGAGTGGGATTCTCCGAGTGGAATTAAGCTCAAGCAGCTTACCGTAAGCGCCAGAAGAAAGCTGCAACTAGTCCTCCCGTTCGCGCAGGAGCCGTCTAAATACAAGGCCCCGGCGAAGGCTCAGCTTGACAAGAAAGGCGCTGAACTTGTAGTATTTGCAGGGGATCAGCAGGCTCCCCACCATGATCTTGACCTCCATCGGCTTTTCTGTGACTGGCTCCGGGTTAATAAACCAGCGCGAGGCATCCTCATGGGTGACACCGTGGATTTCGGGGGGATTTCTAGGCATGCTCTTAATCCAGAGTGGGACTCCACGGTACAGGAGGGTGTAAATGCGGGGTACCTCCTGCTCAGGGACTATGTTCAGGCTAGCACCAACACGCGCTGGACTAAACTCATGGGTAACCATGACGAGAGAATTAGACAGCAGCTTTTGCTATATGTGCGGGACTTATATGGATTGCGAGCGGCTGATATCCCTGGGGAGGAACAAGAGTCACCTGTATGGTGTGTATCGAATCTACTGCGCCTGCCAAGTCTTGACATTGAATTTCTCGCTCCATCAGGCGGGTACAATCACGCTCAGGCGAAACTATCCAACCATCTAGCTGCACGTCATGGCTGGATCGCTCGCAAAGGCTCGGGAGCAAGCGCACTCGGTACTCTCGAAGCGCTTGGTTACTCTGTGGTTGTCGGGCACACCCATCGACAGTCTTTGGTACACAAGACTACTCATGACATTGACGGGACGCTCAGCACCTTGGCCGCAGTTGAGACAGGATGCCTCTGCAAGATACAAGACGGCTTGGGCTATACGATTGCTCCTGACTGGCAGAATGGGTTTGCTACAGCATCTATCTGGCCTGACGGAACCTTCAAACTTGACCTGGCGACGTACGTAAATGGTGTTCTATATTGGAGGGACCACCGGTACTCATGACTGATGAAGAGTATGATAAGCTAAGAGATAGTATCAACGGCTACCAGCAGGTTAAGCCGACCGTCACGTCTGACAATACGCATAAGCATTACGTTGTAAGCCCATCGAGCTATACAACTGGTGGTCTTACGTTCCCGACCACTAACAATGCGTACCCTCC